ATGAATATAAAAGAAATATGGAAAGCAGCCAACCCTAAAGGCCATCTGCTTACTGCTATCTCGTTCTTAATTCCCATTGTCTGTGGTGCTGGATTTATTATTGCCATCGGCATGGGCCTGGGGGGTACGGTTCAGGACGCTTTAGTGCCGGGCCAGTTTGATCTGTGGCAGGCCTTAGCAACAATGGGCGCAAAGGCCCTCGGACTTTTGCCCGTCGTTATCGCTATAGGGATTTCCGGCTCGATCGCTGGCAAACCCGGTATTGCGCCGGGTTTTATTGTGGGTCTGGCGGCTAATGCTATTGGTGCAGGTTTCATCGGCGGCATGATCGGCGGCTACATTTCCGGGTATATTGCGCTTGCCATCATTAAAAATGTGAAGGTTCCTGCCTGGGCTCGTGGCTTAATGCCTACACTGATTGTGCCATTTTTTGCCTCTATCATCAGCGCCCTGATCATGGTCTATATCATCGGTACGCCTATCGGTATTTTTACCGATGCTCTCACCTCTTTCCTGAGAAGTATGGGTACCTCCTCTAATTTAGTCTTAGGTGCTGTGATTGGCGCATTGTGTATTGTTGATTTTGGCGGGCCGATTAATAAAACCTGCTTCGCATTCGTCTTAACGCTCCAGGCGCAGGGTATAAATGAGCCCATTACTGCACTTCAGTTAGTTAATACCGCAACCCCTATCGGCCTGGGGCTGGCATTTTTTATCGCCAAACTTCTTCGCAAGAACATCTATAACAACGAAGAGATCGAGATGTTGAAATCTGCGGTGCCTATGGGAGTGGTGAATATCGTCGAAGGCTCTATACCTATCGTGATGAACGATATCATTCGTGGTATCACCGCTGCGGCAATCGGTGGCGCCTGTGGTGGTGCAGTTACCATGGTATATGGTGCTGACGCAACAGTTCCTTTCGGCGGCGTGTTGATGATTCCAACCATGTCACACCCCATGGCGGGCATTATGGCGTTACTGGTAAATATATTCGTCACGGCTACTGTCTATGCCGTCATCAAAAAGGATGTTCCTCGCGACGTGGTTATAAACCACGATGATGAAGAGGAAGATATTAATCTGGATGACATCAAAATAAGCTAAGACTGGAAGTAAAAACACGCAGGGTAGATTGGCAACATTCTATGTTTCACTGGGCGGCATCCAGGCTACTGGTGCCGCCCGAACACTTCTCAGGCCTATGTAAGCGGTGCAGGCTAAAAATGTTCGCATAGCTTATGGAACGAGTATGTTCTGTTGATGATACCTGGAACTCACATCCCCGGGCGGGTGAATTTCAGAGATAATGCGTTGATTTAGGTGGTGCCGATAATAGGAGTCGAACCTACGACCTTCGCATTACGAATTATAAGAACTGCTTTTTAACACAGTAACTTACCGCATCATCCCTGCGCTCACACGTCCCATGATGCCAAAAGATGTGAAGACACGACAAAGCCAGAAAAGCCATGCGTGTCCCACATTTGTCTCACACTACCCTATCGTCTTCGATCGCGCTGTTGATGAAATACGTCACACGCCCCAGCACCTCAACCTCTTCCGCAGCTTCCCCCTCGATCGCTTCACCATCATCACAAATCAGCGCCCTGCCCATCACTCGTGCAAACTGCGTCCGGCCGCCAGACAAAATCAGCAGAACCTGATTCTGTACTAACCGGGTGACAGGTTCGATTACAGCAAAGCCGGATGACGTTTCCAGGATGCGGCTGTCCATGCCGATCCCGCAGATACGCTCCGGTGTTAACCGCTGCTCTACGTAGTCGCCTGCCGGTGAAGGAAATCCCATCAGAGCACCCTCCCCATAGTACGCAACATCCACAACCTGTTCTGGCTGTCGTCCGGCGTTTTATCAACGAAGAATGTCTGGTAATACTCTATCCACTCGTTGGCGTCGGCCAGGGTGAAATGATGGTGAACTTTTGCCAACTCGCGGATAAAGTCTTCAGTCCTCAGGCACCGGTATCCCTTGGGGTTTAGCTGTATTGCGGCCACAAATGCGGCGTGAATGTCGGAACGGCGGGGCATGATCTGCACTCCTTGTTACTGTTTTTATATACAGTAGTTTTAAAGATAGTGCAGATCAAGAGTAAGCGAGCAGTTCTATGTCTTAAAGATCACTTAGCACCATACATCAGCGTAACGCTGATGCGCTGCGAAGTTCCGGATCTGTTCTCAACATAGATAGCCCCGGCAGTTGAGCTGACGGTAATCTTGCCGTCCGTGCCGGTTGTTCCTGTCAGAACGAGCGTGTTCACATCAACACCAGAGGATTTGCTGACTGAGGTGATTTGCGCCACCGAGACAGCCCGGGCAACGGCAATGAGATATTCCGCCGGGCCTATGCTTACCATCAAAAATCCGGTAAACGCTGAAGCCTGCATGGGCACAGAAAATACCGAATCATCGGCAACGGTTGCATCGTAACTGATAGGGAAATTGGTATCTTTAATTGCGCCAGGAGACAAGGATACGTTGTTCATGGTGCCAATCCGCTGGAATGGTGTGGCAACACCCAGCACATCGACGGTCTGATCGACTATGATGCCATCAAGTGTTCCAGCGACACGCTCGAGCCTTACGCCGACACCGGCGCCCCCGAGAACCTTTGTATTGCAGACTGATATCCTCCTGGTAGCCCCCGTACCACCCTGCTTGATGCTGATCCCGTTGATGACCTTGTCATTAGCCATTACCCCGTCGACCGATACGCCATCTACAGAACCTGTCCCTGTCGTTTCAATGTTCACGACGGCAGGCGCCTCAAAACCAGTTAACCCCCTGCAGTTAATATCATTGACCTTCACGCCGCTGATCTTCTTTGATTTAGCCGTAATGCTGACGGGAATGGACTTGCAGTTGCTGCGAACACCGGTCACGGTTGCTGAAGTAATATTGTTAACCCCCTGACCGCCGACGCTGACAATCGCCGCTGGCCCGAGGCCGTCACCAACCACCATTACATCTTCAACGAGGGCATCTGAGCCTTCAACGCAGATAACGCATGAGTTCGCACCAACATCAACACCTTCATCAAATGTGGCCCTGATCTGTTTGGCAGTGGATTTCCCTCCGGAAAGAAGGATGCTGTTTGAGGCCTTACCCACCCATACGTCATCCAGCTCAACCAGTTGCTGGTTAGAGTTGATAAACCATCCTGAACTGCGAAAGGTTGTAGGGAAATTATCGGAAAGCTCAAATTGCATGCCAGAGAAGCGCACACCATTAGCCTGGGCGGTAAATAAATCGTAACCGTTACCCAGCGCCTCAAAAATAGTACGACGCGAGCCCAGACAGCGGATCCATGTTGCCCGCGGCACTATCAGTCCGAAACCTATCGGATAACGACCGCTATCGAAATCGACAGAGCCTTCACGGGTATTGTCCAGCGATGCAAACAGTTTTGCGAGTGCCGGGGCCTGATCAATGGCTGCGTCATTAACAGGCACAACCCCAAACCAGGAGGCGTGGACATCATGCGAATCCTCACCGCTGTCCTCATCATTTCTCAATAAAACAGAGCCATCCCCACGGAATATGTATTGCTTGGGTGACTCAATATTTCCCGTGATTGTCAGCGTATTGCCAGCAGGTATCGTGATATAGGCGCCATAATCGAAATACAAAGGCGCATCCAGCGTACCAGTTGTAAAGACGTGCTCACCGTTTGCTAGCCGCACATACCCTAACCCCGCAATCATCGCGGTAGCACGCTCAAGAGATGATGACCCTGGATAATCCAGTATCGTTCTGAATTCCTGGTTTTTATCCTGCTGAGTGCGTCCATTGCCAATGCCAACCAATGATGCGCCAGTTGGTTTTGCCAAGTCAGCCCTCAGTCTGTCTGGATCATATTTCGCGACGTCTTCAAAATAGAACTGCTGCGCGTTATAGGCGTCATAAATAGCCATGCTGTAATTCTGCACGGTTACAAATCTTTTAATCTGACCACCAAGTACGGGGAAGCCGCCCGCATTAATAATGATAGGCTGCGGTACTGGAACGGGTGAGCCATCCTCATCTTCGACATAGACCTGAATCTGATTCGCCGGATTGGTCGGATCCGTATCAGGCTGGCCGATATAAATTTTCCCATTGGCATTGGCTTTGAATGAACGGGCCAGCGTAAAGAGTTGTGCTGGCATTCCAATAACCAGATTCGCGGTAATATCTGACATATTGCTGTGCTCCGGGCGCAAGTTATCCCCACATCGGAGATGCGTTGAGATTTTTGATAACGTACCTAAACGGTACTATTGTGAGTTATTCGGTCGGTTTACGATGCCTGTCCATTAACTGGCGAGGCATCAATGATGTACAGCAAGTACGATGAGGCACAGTTTCACTTGAGACTTTCAAATGAGCTTCACGCGAAGATAAAGCAGCGTGCAAAAATGAATAATCGCTCCATCAATGCTGAGATTGTGGCGACGATGGAGGAATCTCTTTCCCGGCCGTCACCAGTTGCTGGCTATCGCGATGAAGCAGAACGCGAGGCGGATATCGCTTCGAAAGAGATCCAGAAAATGGTGTTCGATAAACTGGCGGAGTTTTATCGCAAGAAGTAGGCGCAGGACATAAAAAAGCCCACCTAAGTGGGCTATTTTTTGTATTTTATTTCTTCAGTGTGATCACCTGATCAACGTTGTGATTCTGGTCATACGATACTTCATAGGCCATATCGGTACCATCTGCTGCGCTTTCGATTGGTGTTCCAGCAACTTCCCAAATCCCTAACGTGAGCACATCCATTGCGGCATGACCAACGGCCCGGGATGCTTTTACCCCGCCGCTGTATCCTTGTTTGAAGCGCCAAAGATCCCATTTTTTGCCATCATGTTCGGTCTGAGCGGTTGGGTACCCGAATTCTGCCAGAAGCACACTGCGCGGAGTTCCATGTCTGAATAGTGAAATATCCTTTTTCTCAGGCTGCTGTGTCGCACTATAAACTGAGCACCCGCCAGTGGTGAGCAGCAAGCTGCCAACCAACAAGACTACTGGTAAATTTTTTAGTTTCATTTCCATCTTCTTATGCTATCAATCACTGGAGAATATTATCTTCGATTTATATAGCAATGAAAACAAAACTAAGGAGGTTGGCGTGTATGCAGCGATTATTGTGATAGCCATTGTCGTCATTGCCATTCAGATTCAAATGGCATCACTAAAAACCAAAATAGAAGAACTTCATTCAGAAAATGAGACCCTAAGAACCTCGCTAAAGAGCACCGAAGACCAATTATCTACCTCGATTTCTAATATTGAAGACTCTATCGACGCACTTGAAATACGCGCTGAACGATTGGAAAACGAAGATGTTCATGGTTTTGCAGACGACATATCTTTCTTAAAGACTTGGGTTAAAAATGTTGGGCAAATTGCAACGTCTACCAGAGATAAGATCAATCCATCCGTGGAGAACTAACTACTCCTGCGCCATTCCGCTTAGCGAGGCGACGATGCCAGCCCTCGCTAAGCGCTGAAACTCATCATTTCCCACGGCGTCACGGACTGCTTTAACGGCGATTTTATTCGCCAGGAATCGACGTTCTGCAGCCGCCATAGCCCCACTGCTCGCCCCAGCCCTAACTGCCTTGGCTGCCTCCCTGATGGCCTTCTCTATTGCGTAACGACCACTTCTCGATGCCGCCAGTTTCTCAATCCCTGCCATGGCCCCAGCTGAACCTACGGCACCCAATACCCCTGCTACAGGTCCACCGCTTAACGTGCCGGTTATAGCGTAAACGGCAGGGTGAGAAGCGGCGCTAAGTACGGCATTTACTGCGGGATGGAATCCCTGCTCTAACGACTGCAATGCAGGGATGGACCGACCGGTCTGCTCGACGTATCGAAGCGGTTTTGTGGCTGCTTTTGCCAAATCCCCAAAAGCTCCGGCTATCTTACCAATCTCTGGAGAATGCCTGTTGATGGCGGCAATGTTCTGTGGAGTAAGGATAGAGGCGATATGCGATATCCCTGCTGCGTCAGACTTCCCGCCGCGTATCCCTTGCGACAATGCATCCTGCAAGATTGACGCAATTGCAGGAGATCTTTCAGCCTCTGGAAGTGAGCTTATCATCTGGTGGAATTTCCCTGTTCCATTTTTTGACGAGCCCTGCAACGCTTTAACGCCATTATTCACCAATGAGTCGGTGGCAAGGTCTTTCCCTAGCGCGGCCTCTGCCTGCTTTTGAGCGGCGAACCGTGCTTTTGATAGGTCGTTAGCCGCAGTCCACTGATCAAGGAAGCCGCCACTTTGAGCCATCGCCTTCATATCTTCGGTAGCAGCATCTCGCAGCTCACCCATTCGGCGGGCCATATTCGACTCACCGGAGCGGATATACTTCTGCTCGGCGTCAGCAAGCTTTCCTCTCCAGGCCTTCATGGCGTCGAATGTGATGCCAGCCTTGCCAGATTTATTGTATGCAGACACAAGCTGCTTCATTTCCGGGGTGAGTGGCATCCCAGCATCAATATCACCCTGGATAGTGGCGTTTGTGTTTGACATGCGCCCGCGCGACTCAGGCATTGTTGATCGTACGCTATCCCAGGCTGATTTCTCGGAAGATTTCATGCTATCAATGCCGGACAGAACTCGCTGCTTGATGGCGCGACTCTTTTCCGAAGCAGAACCAACTTCTGCCCCCAGATCATCAAGTGCAGAGTTAAACTTACCTTGAATTTCCCCAAATGCCTTCATATGCGCATCCTGCGCAATGCCTGGTTTAGATGCAAGGATTCCCTCTGCCTGGGCAACTCCTCGGCTACCTGATCGCATGCCAGGAGTAAGCGAGTTAACGTCAACACCGGCAATCTCTGCGGCTCTCGCTACATCCTCACTAACGCCTGCGGCCTGATTGGCAATAGCGTTACGCCCCGCCCCAGATTTAGCCAGGCGTGATACATCGTCAGCTGAACTAATAGCGGCAGTCCCAAGCGCCTGTGTTGCTTTTGGGGCCAGGACCCTGCCGGCTGCTGATATAACACCTTGCGCACCAAGGTTCAATGCTGCATTTTCTACTGCATTCTGTGCAAAATCACCTGACTGATTTCCTGCATCTGCTAATGAGCCGATAACCATATTTGCAGCATTGCTTGCATTGCTAATCGCTCCTGGGGTCCTCTCTGCCACCCCGACCGCCTTCGCCGCTGTGCCGAATGGCATAAGATAACCACCGATGGTCTCCCCTGCCTGCGCATACTGGTCTGTTGGGCGATCAACCGGGCGATACACATCATCCAGTACACGGGGGCCACCGAGACCCTGGCTGATAGCGTTAATCAAGCTTGCACCGCCCTGAAGCACATCAAACGGGATGTTAACAAGCCCTCGCCCTGCCTGCTCCGCGCTTTGCAGCAGAGACTGGTCCTGCTGTTTAGGTGCTTGCTCTGCCGCTGGAGCTTGCTCCTGCGGTGCTTGAGCCGCGGCCTGCCCAGCGAAATACTCGTCGATAGCATCGCCGATCTGCTCGTTGCTGGTTCCGTCTGGGAAAGTGAACGTTTTACCGTTGGCTGTAACTTCCATCATTTCACCGTAAATGTGATGCCTGATTTGGATGTATAGCTACCTCCGGCAGGCTGCTGCGCCGCGGGCTGCTGCATTTCTGACTGGCGCCCCCCGCCGCCGACATTGACCTGATATTGCCGGTTGTAGTTGTCTGTGTACTCTTGAATATCCCTGGCTGATTGTTGTGCTGCTTCCGGGCTCGAAAAATCAAGCTGCGGCATTCCCTGAAAGTACATCTTTGCCTCTGCAACGGTATTTATCCCGGATGCGCCCATATCTCTCGCGGCAGCGATGCCTTGTTTTTGCATTCGGCCCTGAATGCGTTGGGTGGCGTTATAGAGCTGTCGCTGTTCTTTTCCTGAAAGCCTGCTACGCACATCCGCTCCCAGCGCAGGAGTGCCATTTCCGCCAGTTACACCTGTCATAAAGTCCAGATCGCCGGATGAGGCTCCTGAAATGGCGTCGAGATCCTTCTTCATCGCATAATTCTGCGCACTTGCGGCTGATGTAGGTGGGGCAGCAATAGCACTGGCCGGCACACGAACCATGTTCCCGGCATCATCGATTCCCTCGTAAAATGCATTGGCGCCTGAACCATGAAGTTTGCCAGCCACATTAACGGTGCGACCGTCAGCTAACTGCACAACATTGGATCCGCCCCCATCCGGCTTGCCACGAACACGCAAATAGGTTTTTTGTTGTTCTGGCGACAGACTGTTGAAGTACTGATATTCACGAACTGAAGCTGGAGTTTGACCTCCGGAGCTTCGCATTGAATTCTCTCTGCTAACGGCAATTTGCTGCCCCTGCAACGCTTCTCCTGCGCGATTACTGCGGGCGGTTTCATCCAGTTGCTGTTGTTTCTGCTGCGCATCAACCTGCTTCTCAATAGGCATCGTTGCGTACATCGAGGTTTTCAGCAGGGAGCCGAATTGCTGTGGATCGCTCTGGTAGGTTTGCCACGCCTCTTCGGCAGGGACGCCCATCGAGCCGAGCGCCGGCTTCGCTGCCTGAATGGCCTGCTGTACCAATTGCGGGTTACCTGAAGAATAGGCTACAGAGAGGTTATTGAGCGCCTTGTTAACGAACGCAGCATGTTCAGCGTCCTGAATGCCGATCTCCTTCTGTACGCTGTCTGCGTAATCCGGAAACTCGGTTCTCAGGGTGTGAAGCTGATCAGGAGGCGTATTTTGAAGCCTGTTAAAAAATTGCTTTTGACGATCCGCAGCTGCTGCTGCCTTCTGGTTCTCCAGCTCCTGCTGGTTAGCAGCACCAATCAGGCCGCCCAGGCGAGCGCCTGCCATCAGCGACTGATTCAGGCCTGAGGTGTAATCAATTGGGTCAACCATCAGTAACCTCCATTGAGACCGCTGCCGATCAAGCTCTTACCACCCGTCGCCCATGCAGCGCCGAGCCCGGCAAGCGTGTTGAAACCTGCGGTGGCTTTACCAGCGTTAGCCGCCCCAATCTGCCCCATGTTCTGCCCGTAGGTGTTGGAATAGTCCCCGGCGGCCGCGTTGTTAGCTCCTGCCGCAGAAAGCCCTACGTTCGTGAGACCGAGCAACTGCCCGTACATATTGTTCTGCTGATCTGTCAGCATGGACAGATAGTTTTGCCCGAGCTGTGGTGCAATAGAAGCGAGCATATTCCCGGTAGCGGTTGAACCCAGCCCACCGGTTGCCTCAGCAGCAGTAAGGCCTTGATAGCGAGCCTGGTCACTTAGCATTTTGTATTCTGGTGAGGCGTAATACTCAGCGAGTGAGGCGTTACGGTCGATTGGCTTACCTGCAATGCCCTGCAGCCCGGTTAATCCGGTCAATCCTGCATTCAGGAATGGCTGGTTGGTTTTCTTTCTGTCCTGGTAGATATTCCAGGCCATCTGGTTCGAGTCTTTAGCCGCACTAACTTGAGCGTCAGCAGCCTTATTGGACCCGGTGATGCCGCCTACGACGCTACCGACCGCGTTACCGATACCTTTAGCGATCCCGCCCATTTGCATACCTCTTCATTAAAATTAGAACGCCGCGCGTGTCGTCGATGTACTCGACTTCACCGCGCCAGGTTTCGACGAATCCAAATTTCTTCGCCAGGTTGCACACCTGCCTGTGCTCAAAGCGGATCGGGGCGTGAACTTCCCGGGCGCCTATCATTTCCAGCACATCCGTCACAGCATCCCTGCATCGGTAGCGCTCGCCGGGTTTCATCGCCATATGCAGGTCTACGTGATCGCCATGGTCAATCGTCACGAACACTCCGCAGCCATCCCATATCCAGTAACTGGCATCGAAATTAGGCCATGAAGGGACGCCCCACAGGCGCATCAATCCCTGCCCGGTGAGAGCATCGATTTTTGTGAGCATGGGGATCCTTAATTAATTAAACCGTGGGTTCTCAGTGCCTGCTCAAGCGCCAGAATTCGTTGACTAGCCGCTAATAATGCATTGGCGATAGCCTGCACTTCGGTCTGTGAGTATGCTGCGCCTACTGTGAATGCGAGATCGGCATTGAACGCTCCGAGATTGGCCGTACCAGATCCCACCGTCCATCCGGTTTGCCGTGGGCCAAGCACCTTAACGCCATCAATTGAGAACGATGTCGCGACGCCCAGCGATGAAGCCAGTGACTGCGCGGCTGTGACTGTCTTTGAGACGTAATCGGCCTGAATGTCTTCGATATCCGATTCAGCCTGGGTAAGGCGTAGCCCCTGAGCGGATACGTCACTTTGCAGGCTACTGACATCGGTTTGCAGATCGGCAATGTCTCCCTGCGCCGCGATCAGCTCACTGGTGAGGAAGTCGATATCGCTTTCAGCTGCGGTCACCCGCCCATCCAGCGAGACGATGGCAGCCTCTGCTGATGTCAGCCGCGTACCCAGACTCTGAATCTGCGCCTCTGCATCGCCCAGGCGGATCTCATGATCGAGCAGCTGCACATCCTGCGCATCGTTCCTCACCTGCGCATCGTAGGCCCCGTCTCCCGCCTCGTTGGCCTTGTTGGCTACGTTGGTGAAGTCCAGAACCTGAGACAGGATGTATTGCTCATATGCAGGGGTGGAACCGCGTGGCAGTGATGATGCAGTCAGGCCGATTGCCCGGACGATTACCGGTGTATTGAGTGCGTTGTTTGCCATTACTCAACCCTCACCTGACATCCAGATAGCGTCACGGGTGACTTGGTGATGACGCGGATCTTGAAGGCGATGTTTTTACGCACCCGGCCAACTCTGCGCCACAACACGCGCTTGTCGTAAACGAATGGCGCGTTCTGCTCAATCATCTGCTCTCTGCCAAAGTTGATGCCGTCGGCGGTGGCAGACAGAAACAGGCGATCTGCGTACTGCGCAACACCGGTTGAGGATTCCAGTTCAAGGTCGAACAGTCTGGCCCCGTCAGCCTTTATCAATGGCGTGAAGAGCAGGTGCTCCTGCTGGTTTCCGTACTGGCTGGAGATATCGAACTGCAGCGCACCTTTTAACGCCGCTGACTTGTCGCCGCAGGTGATGGAGTTTCCTTCATACATAAAGTCAATGGCCCGATAGACGTCGTCACCCAGCCCGGTTTTCAGCACAGCCCATTGCGGCCCGTTTTGGCTGGCTGCCGCGTCGTACACCAGAACCTGACCAGGGAGATGAATCAGCAGCAACTCATGCCCATCAAAGCGCAATGTTTCCATGACAGCGGAGGCGAGTTCGCTGGCAGTGTACGAGCGGATTATCTTCTCGATGCTAGCGGTGGCAATAGCTGTCGCCCGGCCCGAATCGATGATATATACCGACGGCGCACCGGATGCCGGGTTGCTGATGATGGCATAGGCGTCCATGAATGGCGTTTTGCAGTGCGTACCGGCGATCCCCTTCTGCACCGCATAGGCCGAGTTCACGACATAAAGAGCCGCTCCAACAGTGGTTGCACCAGTTACCGTGAAGTATTCAATCGTCGTTGCGCCAAAGCAGACAATAAAATCTCGCCAGGTGCCGATCCCAATAATTCCGTCAGGTTGGGACTCAGCACGGTATTCACCCGCGTAACGGTCAGGATGCGACTCATCATCGAGGTCAGAGATGAACCACGAGTCAGAGCCATCCTTTGCCCAGGCATAGCGGCCACGCAATCGGGTGATGTCTCGCGCAGATCCGAGTTCGTACTGCGTGAATCCGCTGGATACCGGCCAGTTTGCAACCGTCTTGGTTGTTCCGTCGTAACGATACTCGACCACCTGCCCGCCGACGCAGACAGCCTGAGAAGTTCGACCATGCGCCAGCGACACCCGTGATGAACCGGCCACATCACCGACCACCGAATCGCCTTTGTAGAGCTTGCCGCCCATAACGCGATATACGGCGCTCTGAGAGGTGTTGTACTGAGCCCCACGAGATGCACCGGCAACATCAGATCGCTTCGCTATGCCCGGGAACGAGCGCAAATAACCTGATGCGTTGAGCACCTCCTTCGGCGTCGCCAGCATATTGACCGGCAGATAGTCGATGTAGTCAGCGTTGCGGTGGTCTTTACCCGTTCCCTTCATCAGAGGAAGTTGCTGGATCGGCATCTGTCTGTTCTCCCGGGAAGTAATGCCATCCATTCAGAGTGGCGAAGCTATTCCCGCTACCGATAGGCATCCTGTTCGGATAAGGCGCGCGCTTTGCACGACTGAGTGCCGTGTTTTTGACGAGCAACTCTTTGCCATTGCGGGCGGTGGTGATGACTTTGGCGGTTGGTTCGATCGCGTAATCAGGCGCGATGCGGCAGGCCAGATTAAAAACCACAGCACTGACAGCGCTGGAGCGCATGCCGTGATCGTCACCCTCGGCGGGCGGGTTATCCGGATCGGTGAATTCATACCCGGTGATGATGCCCTTCCCGTCCTGGTACCACTCAGCCATCATCGTTTCGAGGTCATCAACGCCGTCCTGGATTGACTGCGGCTCAACGTCGGTAAGCGTGGCATCAGATGCAACGCCAAGCTTACGCAGCGCCGCCCGGACAATGTCGCCCTTAGTCGCTATCAGCATCATCTGCCGCCTTAGCCTTTGGCCCCGGCTTTTTACGTGGTTTCACTTCAGGCTCAGGCTCAGGCTCAGGCTCAGGCTCAGGCTCAGGCTCAGGCTCAGCAGTAGCCGGTCGCAAACTCAGAAGCCGGTCAAGAACATCACTCGCTTCGTGACCATCCCACTCTTTTCCGAACTCCAGCTCGGCACCTTCTGGCAGGAATTCGATTTCTTCAACGGGGAGATGGTAAGTGACTTCACCTTCCGGCGTAGTAATGCCAGCGATGATCCATCCTTCCCACTCTTCCCCGTCACTGTGTTTACGAGACCACCACGAAAGGCCAGAGTAAGCATGCATAAGCGATGAGAACAGGCGCACCCGGTGAGCATATAGCTCATTAAAGGTGTGATAGCCGTCTGACACCTCACCCATATCTACTGGGTTAGCCCCCTCACCGCCAACACTCACAATCTGATCGCCAACAAGTGGCTCATCAGGAACATCGTGAGGATGCTTATACCAGCCATTGGCTAAGTGTTCAGCGACATCATCCTGATCCACAATTTTCGTTTTCAGCTTGCGGCCCCAGATTTTGGTATCGCCACCTGCCCGATAAATCATCACGCTCATTGCCTTCTCCTACCCAATAAAAAAGGGGCCGAAGCCCCTTGAAGATTAGTGATTAAGCCTGATCAGCCAGGCCGACGCCGATTGACTCAGGACGGGTTGCGTTGACGCCATACCAGACCGCGATACGGCACAGGCCAGACAGGGTATTGATATCTCCCTGCGTCGCGAAGATGCCATTCAGGCCCACCTCAGGGATGGTGAACGACTTGGTCTTCATGCCCGCGAACAGTTCGTGGTTAGCCGGGATTGGCTGACTAACGATGCGGATCGCGTCATCCGCCCAGAACACGTTAGTACGTGCAGTGGTGGTGTTAAGTACGTTTACCGCCATGCTGTTTGCCAGCGAGGTGTTCACGTTGGCATAAGCACGCTGCTCAGGTGACAGGGAAGTGTCATCCAGAGCGATCGGCTTAGGCGTAATCTCAACATGCGTACCATCGACAACGCGCACGACAGAGAATGTCGCATCCTGAGCCAGCAGGTTTTTAGCCATCTGACCGAGGAACTTAACGCCGGTGAAGCTGATTTTGTCGCCGCGCTTCAGGCCAGTGGTAGCAGAGAGAGTTACCGTAGCCAGGCGGTTATCAACGTTACGCTTGTTGCCGTCCGCGTCCAGATCCCACGCTACAGGCTTGAACTTCTGTGCGCCGCTGACGGTCAGACCGGTAGCGGTTGAAGCCGGTAGCACTGGCAGTTTAGGTGAGCGCAGGACGTCATCAAAGCCAGCAACCTGACGCTGAATGGTGCCGTTTTTGTAGGCATCTTCAGGGATGCGACCGAACATGTCGCGGTTAATCAGATCGTGACCGGCTGCCTTGTAGTCCTTCGGGTTGAAGAAGTAAGACAGGCCGGAATCACGGTTAAGCTCACGCGAGAACATGATTTCTTCTGCATCAGCCACGAAGTCCCAGCCGGAACCGGCAGCGGTGCCGATCGGGTCATCACTGGTTACTACCAGGGAGCCCATTTCAGCAGCCAGGTTCGCAACTTTAACCTCGCAGTTGCTTGCCAGTTTTTTGGCGGCTGCGTTGATGCGGCGGCGATATGCTGTTTCGTCACGCAGATCGTCAGCGCGCAGTTGGAAGAAGTCGTTGTCCGGCTCACCCAGGCTTACCGGAACGTTAAGCTCCAGCAGGCCAGTTGACTTGCCAGTTAAGTCCCAACCTTCCTGAGTTGGGGACTCCTGCTCTACAGGCATCCAGATCGTGTTGCTGGAGCGCTGCATTTCGCTTGCAGGAGGCGTGTATTTGCTCGCCTTCTGCGCCATTGGTGTCAGGCTGGTAATGGTTTCAATGATTTCATCCACTGCCAGCGTAACGATTTGACCTTCGTTCAATGCCATTATCGAATTCCTTTAAGTTTTGCCTTTAGCTTGCGATAGGTTTCTACATCGCCCTTGCTTGATGCTGCTTCCATCGCCTTGCGCATCGCATCGACGTTAGCCGCCGACACATCGCCAGTGAGGGATTGATCTGCAGGGGGAGCGGACGAGACCTGTTGACCGCGAGGCTTGAGAGTTAAGCGTTCCGAGAGTCGAGTGAGTTCAATCAGCGCGGACTGCCCGTCCATCGCCAGTAACTGGCGGGCTTTCTCGGGGTTGGCCCCAAGGTGATACATGAGCGCGGCGGATTTCTCAGGGAATAGGCGCATGATGTCAGTCGCCACCGGTGCCGGAACGATCTGCATAAACGCATCTTCTTTTTCCTGATAGTCAGGAATGTTGAGCTTCTCCGCCGCGTCATAGTGTTTACGGGCAGCATCGACGTATTGCGCTGATTGCTGGGTGAACTCCTGAACCTTTCGACCCTGCTCTGCCACTGCATTGCTTCGGGCGTCTAAAGATTTGTTATTCCACTCATCGTTTGCCTGCTGGAATGCGGCTGCCGCCATGACGGTGTCGCCGTTGTATTTGCTATACAGGGCGTCATCACCAAAGTAGTCAGTCACATTTGGCTTAGATGGGAGGTCAGGAGCGACCCGTAAGTTCTCCGGCAATTCACCGCGCTTTACTGCTTCCGCCTGCTGCTCAAGCTCACGTTGACGCTTGCGCTCCAGGCGCTTGGCCGCAAATCGCGCGTTAGTTTCCGGGTCTTGCTTTGGTTTTGCCTCATCGTCTTTCAGGACGATCTCGAAGCCTTCTCCATGCCCTGCGTTGTCGTTGGCATTATCGACAACAGAGCCATCAGCAGATGCCGCTGCATGATTGCCGGACGTGTTTAAGCCTTCAGTTTCCTGAATATTGATGGTGTCTTGCATGATTAACTCTCTCTTATTGAGGATTCTCGGCTACGCTGCCGGAAGGTGTGTTTTGTCTCTGCGATTGCAGGATGTTGGTGATGTCCATTCGCTTCTGGTGCGCCTGGCTATCACCTTTGAGAAGTAACTCTGCGTTGGCTCGCGCATCGGCGGCACTTTCGTTCTGAGCGCGCAGCATGATGTCGAGGAACTCGCGGTATGACGCTTGCTTATCGAGATCGATGTTGCTAAAGATTTCCAGCATCTTCACCTGGTTGAGCTGGTTAGCACTCTCAACCTTGGCCGCATCAACCTGCAACTGCTGCTGCTTAACCTGCGCATTGAGCAGATCGGCCTGACCAGTAAGCAATACGCCCTGAGCCTGTAATTGCTCTGCCGAAGGCTGCTGCGGTTGCTGCTGCGCCTCCATAAGCCACTGCTGTTCTTCAGGCGTTTCAGGCTTCTTAGCGCCCATCATGATCAGCTGTTTGTTGGCGTAGTCGCGCATCATCTCGACGCCTTTGCCATCCAGCAACGTGAAGTACTGCAGTAACAGAAGCTGATATTCCGGCGTGCCCTGCGGTGTTTTGCCGAGCAATTCCAGAATCTCAGCGCGGTTCTGCTGCTTCATCGACTGGAAGGATGGGCCAACGTCGGTGTAGCACTCATAGCGGCCCCTGATGTCGTTCAGGACGGTTGTTTCGCCAGTGGCAAGGTCAACCACCTGCTCCATCAATTGCACTTCCTTCTCGCTGCCATCTTCAAGCGTGATGGTAACGGTGCGGGGGATGTCGTAGATGTCATTGACGATCGACTGGTAAATCTCACCGTCACGGCGCATCGCTGTTGCGAGGTTGTCCTGGAATACGAACGTTTCCAGATCTGAGCGCATGTTCAGCTGATTGACTGTTTCGAAGGCAACCTGACCACCATTCACAGCCTCTGCATCCACACCGAGCGTCGCCACCTCTTTCACTGCTGCGGTGGCGGCCTCAAGCATATAGGCGTTGGCCTGCGGTACTTCAGGGTTCTCCATGTAGGCGATAGGCTGAACAGGAAGGTCGCCATTGTTTTCGTCGGTGCGGTTGAGAAGGTAGTACGGGAAATCATCATTTCCGTCATACATGTGCTCATAACCGGCGATCTGCTCAGGCCAGAACACTGGCTTTTTCTTCGGCGTGCGGGCGACGATGTCAGCGTTAAACGACATAATCATGTTGCGCAGGCGTTGGCCGTCTTTAGTGGCACGAACGACGCCCTCATACACCTCTTTGCTTTCGACGAAGCCCCACTCGCCAAATACAGGCACGATCGGGATGTGTTCGCCAGCAATTAGCTGCCTGTCCTTCAGGATGTCGGTGCAGGTGATGATGGATTTGTACACCCGGCAGCGCTCAACCTTACGCTCTGCAACCTTGATCATTCCACGGTCTGCCAGGTCATCAATAACGTTCTTGATGTCGCGCTTGTAGTACGCCGACGGCGCACCAGTAATCGGGTCCTGGTAGATGTAGACGGTCTCTTTCTTCCTCTCCACCTCGTAGTATTCAGCGACGTGAATGGTGTCCTGAGTCAGCCAGGGAAATGCCCATTCGTTCGGACTCTGGAATGACGGGATAACATCCTCATCAAGCCCATGCTCTTCAGCGAAGTTTTTCCAGCCGTCACGACTCATCGAGTGGATCAGTGTGCAGTGCCGGGCGTCTGACTTGTCCATCTGCTTGCTGTTGCTGTCCCACACCACACAGGAGCATGACGAGTGAATGGGCTCACGCAGCACAATCTGATTGTTGCTGGTCGGGCTCTGGTCTTCATATCGAGTGACTCGACGCCAGTGACCGATGCCGCATTCAATCTGCTCACGGACAGCGACATTCACCGATATCTTAGAGGCGTTATTCTGCGCATCAGTGCGATACATGCCCATCAGCGTATCAGCTGCGTCAGGGCTTGCGCCGTCTTTCGGGCGGTAGAGAACATCAATCGGGTTCTGGCGCATCTCTGCGACCAGCTTACGCACTACCGGGCGCACAACGTCGAACTGGCCTCGGTATTGCAATGTTGTGTACTGATTAAGCCAGTCATCCCAATGAGATACACGGGAGAAGAAAAGGTCATTCTTCGCCTCGGTTCTGGCTTCTTCTCCGGCTGTCCAGTCTGCGTCGAACTTGCACAGAATGCTCTCCAGCCTGCTTTCGTTGTCAGCCATTATCGTCCTCTGGGTACTGGTCTAATCGGGGCGGGGATCTTTTTGTCTTTCGGTTTATTGATATCGCGCATGGTTCTGGCGAACCTTCGCATCATGTAGCCATAGCGAACGGCAGAGAGTACGTCGTCATTGAGCTTGACGATCTTCCCGTTCTCATCGCGGTGGTACAGGCGGAACTCTTCGAAGAATGGCTCACAGGTGTTAAACACCTTGAAGCGCCCGTCGAGCATCATGTCGCGCAGCTCGGTGAGTCCAGGCTCAACAGCGTTTCCGCCATCCGGCCATGTGGCATGCTCAGGGAGCATCATGAAACCGGCATCTGCGTACTGGCTTTTGAGCTGTTCTCCACCGCCCTTCTCGTGCTGATGACCATCATGCGGCCATGCAGTAGGTATTTTCTGCGCCCAAGCCTTCACTGCGCCCCACGCCTGCACAGCCGTTTGCTCTTTCTTCTTCCACGTGCGAGCGACGTAGATGGTGTCTGCGTCTTTATCCCACCATAGCTGAATCTGTGCCTGAGGGTGATCCCAGCCAAAGTCCATCGCGTTGATGACGTAGAAGTGTTCAGGGCATTCAAACGGCTGGCACTTAATGGTCTCTTCCGGTATCTGGAATATGCGGCCACTACCCATCGTCGGAATACCTCGGGCCCGAGCTTCACGCTCATGCTCAGGATACGAAGCGACGATCTGCTCTTTCTGTTCGTCGCTGTAGTGGTCAGCGTCAAAGATTGTCATGGTGACAACCTTCTGTGCCTTGCTCGGGTTCTTCAGGAATTTGGTAACGACGTCTGACATCCCCATCAGCGGGGTAAACGTCAGCATGGAGAACTGGTCGTATTTGTTGGTACGCGTCAGGCCTTCACCGTAGATGCTGTATGGCGGCTCTTCATCGAACCAGACACCGTGAATTGTATCACCCTGCCAGCGGGCGCGGCCCTGCGAGTACGGCTTGAAGTAGCAGATGGATATGCCGTCTTCTACACCGTCAGCGTTGTGATGCTTAACCAGCAAGTGATCGACGAGATTCGGGAAGAATGGAGACTTCTTCCAGCTGATGATGTCCTCTTTCGGGATTGACCCGTAGCCAGGCTCATCATTCTCTTCGATACGACCGCACAGGATACGCTGTGTCGTCTTGGTTACGGTTTCGTTAGTCTCGCCACCAACCCAGAACACGACAGGCTCATAGAAGCGTTTACCGCCCCATTTTTCGCCGTATGCGCCATCATTCGGATAACCTTTAGTTCCGGGGTAGCGTCCGGTTAGATGGAATGCCACCTCTGCGCCGCCAGTGTAGGACTTACCCAACTGGTTACCGGCCATGAAGCAACGCTCTGGGAACTCAGATCCAGCGTCGATAAACTCTCGCTGCTTGCCATATGGTGTGAACTCATACAGCAGGTGTGTTTCCCGGTACCGCTCCTCTTCCTCCAGAAGCTCAAGCAGTTCTATCTGCTCGTCTTCCGTCAGGTCATCAAGAATCGCTTCGTTTTCCACGGGTCAGTAACTCCTGAATGCGAGAGCGGCGCTTATCGCGATCTCCCTTATCAGGTGTCACGTCTTCAACTTGCGACTGCTCTTTGAGGCCCAAATCACGGGCGATGATATTGGCGTTAAGCAGGTCAGCAGCTGCGCCAGAGAATTTCTGGTCGTAGATGATTTCTTCTGCTCGCGTGGTGACGTCAGAAAAGCCTTCCATAGCGCGGAAGGTTCCCCACGTTTGCCGGGTGATATCAAGGAAGATGCACAGGCCAGAAATCGTCATGGCTCGCATCTTTGGCATCGTTGCATTGATGATCTCACCCTGGTAGGAGAACACTTTCCCTTCCCATAGCGGGTTGTCGTCCGCCCATTCGAAATACTCACAGCATGCATCCCACAGCGCCTCAGGCGACTCGAACTTCGGGTTGCGCCCGTGACTGCTGCGGGCCTCCCAGAATCGGTTACCCTTTGGTGCCGCCATAGTCACTTCCCTTCTGTTTGCTTATCCCACTCATCGCGGAATTTGGATGGGTTGTCGAAACCTTGAGTTGCCATGCGCCACCTCAATACTCTTGCTCTGATGAATTGGCGTTAACCTGATCGAGAAGTTGGTTGACAACGTAAGACTGGCGACTCAATCCGCCCAGGATAGCGTGATAGTCTGTCTCCACACTCCGTCCATGAACAATGTCGCCATCGTGGGTTACGGCAACAAAGCAGATCGACTGAACATCTTCGTCATCCACCTTTTGCAGCATGTCTTTCAGCACCTGACGGCAGAGTTCTTTTCGCCGCTCAAGCTCAGGATCTATTCCATCATCGCCGACAACGCGAAAAGGATTGCTCTTTGCCATTACGGGCTCCGTCATTATCTGTCGCAGGGGTTATTTTTGATTTATCCGCTCAGGGGAATATTTGCCTTTGGCAGTTCGCCTGCCACGATTTGTTGTGCGCCAGGATGTCTTTCTTCGTCTGGCGATCCATCACTTCGATGTCGTGCTCAGTAAGCCGAATGACGCTGACCCAGTCGCACCCGGTGTCGATTACCTCAACCTTTGCGGGTCCAGTTTGCACGCAGCTCGCGATCGACATCGTCATCAGGCATATGGTTAACAGTCTGCTGAACATTGCTGGCCTCCCTGGTAACTTCGACGCGACGCTCTGCAGCTGCTTTGGTGGCAGCGGCGTTCTCGTCGGTACGTTTCTTTTCTGCCTCTGCTTCGGCCTTTTCCCGGCCACGCATACCGCCAATACCAAATGCGGCCAGTACCAGCATTATGGCGAGCCCGATCCCAGCCAGGATAGCTTTCAGTCTGGTCATAGGCTTACGCGCTCCCGCATCCAGCCATAGGCGAATGACTCGTTAGCCGGGCGCTGCTCTGCCAGTTCGAGATAACGCTGACCCTGGCTGCAGTTCAGTGCACGGAGCAATACGGTTTCTCCTTCACTACCGCGCTTCGCCAGGAAGGACTTCAACGCGCTGATGCTGCGAGGGCCAATCTGACCGTCGGCGATCAGGTCGGGATAGAACTGCTGCTGATTGTTGAATACGTTCAGCCAGCGCTGGAACCACTTCACCTGTACCGATGGCCCCATGTTCACGCCGGTATCGCAGAGTTCGGCGGCGATGAGCGGGGAGACAGTTGCAACCTGGTCAAAGCGTGGCCCGTACCAGTAATCGGCCTCGAGGATGTTGAGAGCCTGCTCGCGGGTCAGGTCACGCATATCACCGGTATAACCGTGGGCGCGGGCCGTTGCCTGAGTGATCCCCCAGTTCGTCGGGCCGCCTTTATCGTTCGGGTGATTAACGTAACCTCCCTCTTTTCCGAGGATGGCATTGAAGATGTCGTCTTTGGTCATTGCCCGGCCTTCTGGAATACTTTTGCGAGATTGCCGCGGGAGCGCCACACGGCGATGCAGATAGCGATGTTCAGCATCAGTTCGCCCGGGTCAACCTGCAGGTATTTCCCGTAGAGGATACGGAATGCCGTAAAACCGGCGGCGAGGATCATCATGTACGCCATCCATGCCACAGCAGGACGGTGTCGCTTTCCGCTCTTACTGAAGAACATCAGCCGGATGGCGATAAGCGCGCAGATAATGGCGTTTACATCAAGAACGATGGCTTGCCATGTCATTTACCTTCCTCCTCCAGTCCCGGCATTTTCCCCCGTTTTGATTTGGCGAGGATGCGTAACAGGACTGCGACAGAGATGGAAGCGGAAACCAGCGCGCCGATGTTCGGGGATACTTCGATGCTTACCGGCGGCTGCAACAGGCCAAGAGCGGTATTAATCACCCCGGCCAGTATCTTCGCCATCGGTACCGAGAAGAAAACCCCGCCGACAAAGCTGATGACAGCGAACAGGAACTGCTTCCACAGTTGGTGTGGATCGGATGTCAGAACGTACATTGCTGCACCGGCCAGCGCGCACAGCATTACGCCGGGCGTTGCCTCGGGGAACAGAGATGCGAACGTCACTCCGATAGTTGCGGACGTGACACCGCCAGCAATGGTTAGAGGTTCAGACATAGGTGGTCCATGTGTAGAGGTCGGGCTCTCGGGATGAATTAACGACGAGACGTATTGATAGTGATTCCCGGAGCCCGAAAATAAAAAAGGCGGGTTCTGGTCCGCCAATCGATGGGTGCTGCGTTGCGCTATGCGCTTATAGTCCCAAGTAGTGGGTTCTGGTGCTGATTGACGGAATCGAACCGCCGACATCCTGCTTACAAGGCAGGCGCTCTACCTACTGAGCTAAATCAGCCAATAAAAAAGCCCGAGGCGTTAACCTCAGGCTCGAATTCTTTGATACCGCCAGTGCATACAACATTGGCACAATATCAGATTTACATGAAATATATGCGTTTCAGTTCGGTTTTGCAAGACTTATGTCGTAATTTGCTGCCTTTTGTTGTGAACGTGATCGCGAAACAGTTAGTAAAGCCGTCTTATCAAGTCCCACGCATATCTCTCTCAGCACTTCCCAATGAGGCAGATATGTCTCTGACCATGTTGATTTGCTCACCCCGGTAAGTTCTGCCAGTTTCTGATGCTCAACCGCGCCCTCTCCTGCCAGTTCAGACCTGACGTCCTGAACGGATAGCCAGACAAAATCTCTAATTCGAGATATGGTTTTCTTTGCCACCCTCTTCCCTGCGATACGTGTCTGGAACGTAGCCCACACCCATTTAGTTATCGCCACTTGATGATCCCAGCTAACCTTGCCGCTGTAGTTCCAGAGTAGCCATGCCTTCTGATGTTCATCCAGCGATAAGACAGCGCGCCGCCAAGACGCAGTGGAGTATTCGACCGGTTGAACCAGCGGGATATGCGACCCTTTAGCACGCGATTGCTGCCCGGGGATCGGCGGGCTGCTCGGGTTAACCAGCTTCCCGTTCGCCGGGTTAATCACCTTCACTCGGGAACGGCTGCGAGGAGTGGCTGTGAACATGGCGTTTTCAGCAAAGGCGACCAGTTGGCCTTTAGTTGCTCCACTCAGATCGGCAGTCGCAACGATCAGCTGCTGGCGTACAAATTCCAGGTCTTGAGAAATCATGCTGCGGCCCTCTCTGGCTGTTTGGTTTTGGTCTGGTTCTGGCTGTGCTTTGCTACTGGCGGCTGTTTGGCGCGCATGACGCTTTCGGCCTGGTATCGGGCTATCTGGTCGCGGGTCATGCTGCCTCCTGCCTTTTCAGTTCTTTGAGTTTTGCGCGGTACTCGTCGCGGATACGGATAAAGTCGTCGCGGCGGTAGTTGGTCATTTCGTGGGGGGCATTCAGCCAGTCGACATATTCCTGCCCGTAACGAGCGACCAGACCGGCTTCATATTGCTGAGCGACCGTCGCCTCTTTGGCGGTGTACTTACCCGCACCGGCATTACAGGATTTGCATTGTTTATGGGCGTTGCGCTCTTCAAAGCGCAGCTCTGGATTAGCACCGACTGTTTTGAAGTGTCCGCAGTCCCATTGGCCGCCGTGCAGATCGGGTGGATTGGTCTCTCCGCAGCTGATGCATGGCAGATCGGCATCACGAGCGCGAATGTAGGCATTGAAAGCCTGCTGAGCCTGAGCCTTGTAGTACCCGGCAGGTCTTAACTCTGCCAGTCTCTTCTTGCGACGCTGACGTCCTTCCTTCTCGGCTTCCTTCTGCGCTTTGATGCGCTTGGCCTCAGCCTTAATCTTCTCCTTGGCACGCAGCTCCAGCGCGTAGATAGCGCCGTGAGCCGGGCAGCACCAACGGATGTTGTCGTATTGCGGTAAGAACCACTCATTGCATACCTTGCACTTGCGGCGGGCTGGCTTACGCATGATTCCTCCTTGCTGCCAGGCGCAGCCATTTCTGATCGACAAGACGGGCGGTATAGCCCTTGAGGGTTGGGATTTCAGATGGCTTGAGTTCCGGCTTGCGCTTGCGGCGCGTCCGGACACGGTAGATTTCGTTGGTGATGATGCGAGCGAGAGGACTAGCCACGGACACCTCCAAAGCGGGAAGCCCATTCCATAGCCAGGCGTGATTCGTCGCCCCAGCGGACGTTACGCTCAGCACCAAAGGCATGGATAAGCTCGATCAGGTCACGCATCTGGCCGACGGTCATCTTGCTGGTTGACTGGCCCAGCACCACGAAGCCATCACCGGCCAGATTCGGCACGACTTCCTGCTTAACCAGCGCGGCGGTGAAGATATGTTTCCAGGATTCAGAGGAGAGCTTGCGGCCATGCCATTCAACCTGGCTGCTGATGTCGCCCAAAATTGCCCAGAGCTTTGCGTTCTGGTCGATGGAACGGGTCATCTCTTTTATCTCGATGACGACCGGGCGCTTCTCGTCGAGCTGCAGCTGATTAATCGCGTTGATGGCATTGGCGCGGATGTTGGTGTTACGGAGGAGGAATTGCTGCTTCATACGCCACCTCCGAGAGGTAACGCAGAATGCAGAAAATCGCCGGTGCATTTCTGCATCGGTGACAGGTGAAGATGTTCAGATTGTGGTCGCATATAACGTCCCCATTATATGCGCAGGGGACACCGGTTGTTCAGGCCGGTGCGTTGTTATTATGGCTCGTTGAGTCTGAATTATCAACGCAAGAAAAAGGCCTCCGGAGAGGCCTGATTTTATTTCAGAAGTGCGTCAGCCATTGAAGAATGCACGTCTGATTTTACGCACATCCCAAATGACGCATGATGCAAATACTCCCGACGCGAACCCCATAAAGCTATTGCCGCTCTCGATGAATAACCACGCAGACATTGCCAGGCTTAATGCAGGCCAGATTAGAATTGCTAACGCAAGCGCAGCCCACTTCGGCAGAGTGAATAACGTCATCACTTCACCTCCTGTTGCGGTGCTGCTGGCAATGGTAAGTGAGACCATGACTCGCCAGTAACAACCCTAATTATTGTTCGTTTCGACACTCCATATCTTTTAGACAGAACCCCATAGGAAGCTCCAGAACATCGAAGTGATCTTATTTCAATAACGCTTTCATCGTTTAATTTCGAGTTAGCCTGTTTTTCCCCTTTGTGTGCTGGCAGGTGGGATCTATTTCTTAGGCCCGTATCCCACGCATGTTGTCTATTTTCCTGAGATGTAACCCACTCCAGATTGCTTAGTTGTGGGTTCGATTTATCCCCATCGATATGATTTACTTCAGGCTTACCATCAGGATTTGGCAAAAATGCCTCTGCAACCAGCCTGTGTATCCTTGCAATTTCCCTTCGGCCATTTGAAGCGTCGCTCAGCCTTACAACGCAATATCCATCCGAGTTAAGGAACGGGTTTAGCTGCTTACCTTTAAATCTCTGCTTGGTGCCATCTCGCCTAATAATTACTCTTGGGATGCTTAGTACAACCCCACGTTCATTAACCTGATAGATTCCTTCCCAACCTACAACTGGTAAGAATTCCATGAATCACTCCTTCGGCTGGTTTGGCAGTGGCATCCAATGAGTAACCCGGCCGCCATTTTCGCTTTCAACCCACCACCGGTCACCATTCCATGAGCAATTCCACTGGTAGTGGGATTTACCCAGACTGTTCTGCTCTTCGACGTAGCACCAGTAACGCCCGATTTCAGTCGGTATCCGCTCACTGCACGGAATCCACCCCTGAGCAGGTTCGGCACCCTGAAGCATGGCGGCGCTGCAGGCGCGAAAAGCAGACATTACCGCCAGGACACCACGATTCCATGCATACTCGTCAATGGCGTCTGACTTCCGGCAGATATCAATCGCTGCTTCGAATATCGCGGATTCATCCGGCACCGCTGGCTGCGGTAACTGTGGTGCTGCGTAGGTGAGCATAGACATAAGTGCGCAGATTGTGTCCTCGCTGATTTCAAACATGCCACTGGCGTTCTGCGTCGAGGATTTCAGCTCCTCGATGAGGCGCTCTTTGGTAACTTTGGTCATGCTGAAACTCCTTCCTGATATTGCTCGAACCAGAACACCACCGGATCGGATTTCATCTCAACCAATCCCATGCGGACCAGCGCCTTCCCCTTGCCGGAGCGCAGGAACTCTCTGCGGCCGTCATCGATGATTCGGCGGTAATCATCCAGGCTGTTGCAGTGCTTGTGCAGATTGCATGGGTGGCAGGCTGGAACCATGTTAGCGATGTCGTCACGCTCCTGGTGAAGCATCTGCCCATCAAAGCGAATCACCGGCTTAACGTGGTCGGCGTGCCATTTTTCGCCCAGCTCGCAGCCGCAGTAGGCGCAACGACCGCCGAATTTCATGCGCAGTTCCGCGCGCTGCGTTTTCGTCAGAGCCATATCCTACTCCCCCACCTTAGTGATGATTCCAGCGGCTACCAGTTCTGCGGTTTCATAGTCCTCAAGGTCGATGCCGCAGTTACATGACGGGCAAAATCCATCCTCTGCCGTTACCTGATCAACCGTTACGCTTTTCTGGCAAGACCAGCACTTAATAACTTTGCTTCCGCGTTCCAGTTCAGCGATGCGCTTCTCTGCGGCTTCCAGCTCATCCAGTAGCGCCAGCATGGTGTCCGGAGTCGATAACTCTGCGAGCCGAGCGTAATTCTCGTTCTCCGAGGAATATTCAGGGAATGAACTGTCGCGCAGAACGGTGAACACAATCCCACCACTGTTACGCAGGCACATTTTCCCGTGGTACTCGACAATCCTTAACGGTTCCTGCGCAGAGCATTGTTGTGCAGCTTCACGCAATTGCTGTTTGTTGATGTTGCTCATTGGGCTGCTCCCTGCTTCTGCTTGTTGTATACGGCCCAGCTCAGAGCGTCGAGCTTGTTGCGGCCTGCCTTGTCGTACATGTGGATGCCGTCTTTGCAGGCGTGTTCGAGCTTCACCTGCCCCTCAAGCTCGTTGAGCTGCTCGAATGACAGGGTTGCCAGTTTCAGGCGATTCCAGCCGAAGTTGCGGATGCGAGTCATTGGGCGGCCTCCTGGCGAAGTTGGGTGGCGAAGGTAAGTGCGCCTCTTTCGGTGCAGCTAATGTCCATTTCTGTGAGGAGTGCAGCAAACATCTCCACACCCTGAGCCCGCACTTCAGCCAGGAAGGCGTCGTGGCTTGGGGTTTCATCCCCCAGGGTGTCGCATCTCATGTGCAGGTACCCTTCGTTTGTTGGTCTGATTCGGTTCATGATTCCAGCGATAAAATATTCCCGGCACTCGCTAACAACTGATTTGGCCTGTGATAACTCCGCAGCCAGCGCCGCGCACTTGGCTTCCCGACCACTCCAGCCTTCCCACATGGCAGCCATCATGATGAACCAGGCGTTTCCGCAACCGTCTTTCTTGTTGTCGAAAAACCAGTTCACGAACTCGATGGTCATCCCGTTATCTTTCGCTAATTGCTCGCGCTCATTCATGCTTCTGCTCTCCCGCCCCTGACTGATGCCAGGCACTGATTGAATAGGTTGTTAAGAGGGTTGGCCATGCCAAAGATGTACGGTGCGCTCTTACTGTAGTGCCACACTTTCGCTCGGCCCAGCCATTGCCGGTGAACCTCCCCCTGCTTGCTTAGTGATGCAAGAATTTGCGAGGTGACTTGCATCTCAAGACCTGTCGCGGCTGCAATAGCCGATGAAGCTCCTTCGTTTCCAGCCTCCAGATAGTCCAGTACCGCTTTACGCCGGTTCGCATGAAGCTCGGTCAACCGATAACGCTTGATGCCGTTATGGGCGCTGTAGATTTCAAGTTGGCCTGATTCTGTGAGTTCCCGGAGGAGTTGGGTAATGCGGGATTTTGGTGCGCCGGTTAAAGTGTGGAATTCTCTGGATGATGTAGGTTTGTTGGTTTCAAGGTGGTGAAGTATTTTTTCTCGGGTGTTCATGTGCCTTGCCTCACGTTATCGCCTGCCCAGACCTCGTTGTATTCAGAGACCGGCATGTTGGCGATGTAGTTGTACGGGGATGCTGTTTCGGTGGGTAAGAACTGGTGCGAGTTTGCATCGAGATACAGCGGGATCCCGCCTTCCCATCCCTCGCCGTTACGCTGCTTCTCAAGCATCAGGACAGATGCGGGAGCGGCCAGCGCCTTGCGTTCCTTGTCGTCCAGTTCCTCACCCTGCTGGTCTTTCTGAATAGCCTTCTCACGAACCTTGTTGCGCCAGATGATGAACAGGTTATCGGTGAGGTCGGTGATCGAACCTGAACCTTTAACGTCCATCTTGCCGGTAGGCTTCTCCTCGCTGTCTCCCTTGCGACTATGGGTAACGAGCAGGACGTGAGTATTGGTTTTGTTCTTGAAGTCACACAGCGCGTCTACGAAGGCTTTCTGGCCGTTGTAGTCGTCATCCCCTATTCCGCATTTCATCAGGCTGTCGATGATGAACAGCTCGATGCCGTAACGTTTCCAGGCGTAGGTGAAGATTTCGATCAGCCGATCAGCTTTGGCGGTTCCCGTCAGGCCGAATAGCCATAGCCGGTCATCGTAAAACTTGAAAGCCGATTCGATTTCAAGCTGCGGCGGCAGTTTCAGGCACGTTGACTGCCGGGTCAGGCGTTTCAGCAGGATGCCGGGCTTAATCTCCAGTGAAGCGACGCAAGTCTTAACCCCCTGGCGCATGGCTTCCAGTGCCATATGTCCCACCACCTCGGTCTTGCCGTGGCCGTTGACACCGTTGACCAGTGTCAGCTCGGCCTGGCGGAACGCGAAGTTGTGATTCAGGCATTCCCACGGGCTGTAGAACAGGCTTTGCTCTTTGCCGTAGAAGGCGTTGATGGTGTCCTGATAAAACTCCCTGGCGCTGTAAAGCTCCTCCGGATCGAAAAATGATGCCCGTTCCAGATATCCCACGATGTCATCGGAAGAGATGCCAGCCATCAGGCACTCGTTGATGTCTTTGTGGGGTAGTTTTACCAGGCGGCAGCGGTGTTCACCGAGGCGGGTTGCAATTTCTCTGGCGGCAGTCTGGCCTACTTCGTCGCTGTCCATGCTGATCCAGATCTCGTCGAACCGGTCCAGATTGTGATACTCGAACTCAATCCACTGCTGCTTGGCTCCCTTACCACCCCCGAACGGCACAGACAGCGCCGGGAAGCCGTACTGGTAGTAACTCATGCAGTCGATTTCACCTTCGCACAGGATGACGATCCGCATGTTCTTCGGGATAGCCTGCCAGCCATACAAACACGGCTCACAATCACCCTCAGCCATGATGACCTTCTTCCCGTCAGGCCGTTCTGTGCTGATGCGCTTGACCTGCAACAGCTCACCGTCACGCTTGTAGGGGAATGCCAGTGCGTCCAGCTCTCTCTCTCCGTTCCAGACCTTAGCCGCGGCAACCTCGTATAGCTTCGCCGTCTCTGCGGAGATCCCGCGAGTGGCAAGATATTCGATATGCTTTTCGGTTTTGGTGAGATAACGGGAGATTTTCTTGCGATCTGGCCGGGAGAATTTCTTTTGCTGCTTTGCTGCGAAGTGGTGGTCGTCGTCCTTGATGCCCAGAAACTCTTTGGCTTCGGTCATCGCCTGATGTAACCCGCAATCCCTGACGGCTACCCAGAGGTCGAGAAGATCGCCAGCGGTTCCCTCTGCAAAATCAGACCAGACTTTCTTCCCTGCCAGATTAACCTTGAGGCTCTTACCTGACTCCCCGTTGATACTGCCGGCCACCCATTCGTGGCTTTCTCGCTTCCCGTTCGGCAGTAGGTATTTCGCTACCCTTTCGACCTGATTCCATAGCAGGTCACTCAATTCACTTGGCGTCATCATGATGCCCTCAAATCAAACTTATTGAACCAGTACCGGACAAACCCATCACTCAGTAAGCCGTGGTTGTAACCGGCAATCAGCAATGCCTTGACCCGTGATTTCATCGTCACCTCAGAAGAAAACGTATCCGCTATTGCTTACGGTCACGGCTGGCTTCTGGCCGGATGATTCGGGTTCTGCAGATGGCTTCTGGTCATTCCATCGCTGCCCATTTAGGTAACTGGATGGAAGCAGGCGATCAAACCCGAACTGTTTTCCTAGCCGACACGCGATATCTTCTGCCAGCATGGAAGCGAATTGCTCTGCCGTACCTTTGGTGGCGGCACGCCATTCCTTGAACTGAGTTCTGAATGCTGAGGCTGCATTTTTCTTGCCGTCTTTCCGCATTCCTGCAATCCAGAAAATCTTCTCGAATGCCTCATCGGTTGCCTGGTGTTTGTTTGAAGGCTGAGGTGGTTTTTCGTCCTCCGCTCGAACTTGTTCGGGCAGAGTGTTTTTAATGTCTTTATTGTCTTTTGTAATAGTGTCTTTTGTGTCCCCCTGTTTTGAGGGATTCGACTCCCTCAATTTGAGGGATGTTTTATCCCCTGTTTTGAGGGATTTCCCCTCGTTTTGAGGGATGCACCATTCATCGATGTTTTTGTTAGGCCCGAACATGCCACCTTGTTGCTTGATGACGTTCATTCTGACGAGCTCTAACTTCGCTTCATTGCACCGTTTGACCGGCAACTTTGTGATCTCGCTAAGCTGAGAATCGCTGATCCTGTCCATCGGCTTATTCCACCCGTAGGTTTTACGCAGAATAGCGAGCAGCACTTTGAAGTGTCGCTTGGTCAGATCAGCGCCTGAATAAGCCTCAAGGAGCATATTTGACAGCCTGGCGTACCCATCATCGAGTTCTGCCACACGACGCTCCACGACCGTCAGAGACGGCCTGATTGGTGTTACTGTTGCAGGGCTACTCATGACCGTTCTCCTTCCGCTTTAGTTCTTCGATGATGGCTCTCAGCTTTACGCCAACAGCCGGGTTACAGGATTTGATGAACCGGTCACGAGCAATATTTTTGTGTACTGCCGCCTGGTATAACCGAGGTTTTTTTGGCATAATTACTCCTGATTAAATGTGTTGGCGTAACACAGTGATCTAAGCCCCGAACGAGTTACCGCTCGCTTGGGGTTTTTCTTTTGTGAGAATTTCAGCAACCTGCTTTGCCAGCCGCGCCATATCCTCATCAACGACGCCCCACTCCAGCACGGCCAGTAACATCGACAGCTTCGGCAACATGCTTTCCTTCCATCGGGTGATGCCCGACTTATCCATCCCCAGCGCCTTTGCAACATTTGATGCACCGCGAATAGCAATCTGATTCAGGATCCAGGACTCAATTTTTCGAGCCTGATCTTTGTTTCGTGTGGTTGTGTTATCCATTTGTGATAATTCCTTTGTGTTGAAATAGTTAAAGGCCATGCGCAGACACGCAGAGCCATGTTTGATTTGTTTTACTTGGATTAGCTTTTCAGCTACGTAGGCCGGACGGCCGTTGTGAAATGCAGGTGTTACTTGAAACCCTACGCGGCAGCCCGGTAAGCAGCCTCGTTGTATTTGAGAGCGCCAGCTGTAACCACTTCCAGACGATAGGCGTCTTTCTCCGGGATCACTTCTTTCCACTGTGAAACCGCGGCGTCACTAATGCCTAAAGCCTTCGCTACTGCTCGCTGGGTTCCGAAGTGGTCGATAACTTGTTTTTTGTACATGGACTCGCTCCGAAATAAAGAACACTTAAATTATCAACTAAAGGAAACTTAAGTCAAGAAGATTTAAGATGACTTAACTATGAATATGAAAACGATGGGCGAACGCATTCGTGCGCGACGCAAAGAGATGAAGATCAGGCAGGATGCACTCGGCAAAATGGTGGGTGTGTCTAATGCTGCGATTTCGCAGTGGGAACGAAGCGAGACAGAACCGAAAGGTGATAACCTGCTTGCCCTGGCGAAGGCGCTTAACTGCTCTCCAACCTATCTGCACAATGGTGAACAAAGCCAGGCAAACGTCGCCTATCATGGACTGAATAAACCAAAAGGTAGCTACCCTCTTATCAGCTGGGTAAGCGCAGGGCAATGGATGGAAGCTGTAGAACCTTATCACCGCCGGGCGATTGATCACTGGTACGACACAACAGTGGAGTGCTCTGAGGACTCTTTCTGGCTTGATGTACAAGGTGATTCGATGACGTCACCAGTAGGGTTAAGCATCCCGGAAGGAATGGTTATCCTGGTTGATCCAGAAGTAGAGCCTCGAAGTGGAAAACTGGTCGTCGCCAAATTAGAGGGTGTGAACGAGGCCACCTTCAAAAAATACGTAGTCGACGCCGGGCGTAAATACCTCAAACCACTTAACCCCCAATACCAGATGATTGAGGTTGACGGGAACTGCAAGATTATCGGCGTTGTAGTCGATGCCAAAATAGCAAATCTTCCATAAGGGCCGTCTGGCCCTTTTCTTTTTTCTTCTCACACCCAGCAAATCAAGCGCCACTTCAATTCCCCTTCACTCACGAAAAATAAATTAAGTTTTCTTCAAATTACTCTTGACCATCAAATTAAGATGTCTTAAATTTATCCCATCAACAGGAAGCAGCACTCACCAGGACGGTGAACCGACAACGATTCAGTGATGAATCTACGAGGCTGAAAAGCCTGATAACCAAAGTGAACTTTGGGATTGGATGAATGCGCAGGCTGATGCGCTCATCGGGAGCTTAAACGATAAGCATTATCTCGGTTTGTTAATGCCGGAGATCAGCGCCGGCCATCCAATCACCAAAGTTCATCAGGAGGTCACCATGACACGCAGAACAGCATTCAATGGGTCAGCAGCAGGTCGTCGACGTGAGCGTCGTGCAGCAGTACAGAGCGCAGTTGCCGTAAGCGCTGAGACCATGCATCGCCCTACCCTTAGTCGCGCTCAGGTTCAGGCTAAAGGCCAGCACCACACGCCAGCAAGCATTGAAGATGCGACCCCGATTAAGTTCGTTGCACAGGATGCAGCGTGGCAGCGCCAGGAATACAAGCGCCAGCTCGAACGTGCAGCCATCGTTTACAGCAATGAGTTCGGCAATAAGCCGATTGAAAGCGGGATGTGCCTGCCGGATGTGGCGATTTATGCCGCCGGTCACCGTAAAAGCAAACATATTACGGCTCGCTGAGGTGGCCCATGAAGAACAGCATCAAGTGCCCGGTATGCGGTCGTGACTTCGATCCACGCACACCGGTCTGCCACATCAGCAGGTATCACCAGTCAGCGAAGAACTGCGAGCTGGAGAAGATACGCGATGCCCGGCGGCAATATTTCAAAGTAACAGCGAATGAGGTTAGGTGATGAGAAATACAGCTTCAGTTTTTGCGAGTGAATGTCGTGATGAATACAAACGCTATCGCGGCAAGTGCAAGTCTACGGTCCGTGGGGATGGCGTTCACGACCTTTGGGTCAAACTGGCGTGGGTAAACCGGCAGCAGGCTCGTCATTGGGCATCACAGGTCGCGTAGGCGGCCTTCACCAGAGGTCATTTACGAGTGGCCTGCGGTGAATAAACAAAGGGGTGAGGGTATGGGCAAACGAATTGATGGGGAGATTATCCGGGGCGTCATAAACGACCCTCGCCTCTTCCCTGGGATTGAGCGGGTAAGAAGTGGCAGCACTCAGATGTTTGGGAAGCGAATTATCCAGGGTGGGAAATGCATTCAGGAATGCGATTTTGAAATCACTCCTCCAGAAAAGAGCTGGTATTCAAAGGAAATTGATGGGGTTTGGCACTGGGTTGAAGGCTGCGACCATTGCAATGGGGAGCCTAAAGAATGGGCGTATTCCCGTTGCCAGAAGCATGATGTATGCGTTGATTGTGGCGGAAACAGAAAGAGTACGACGACAGCATGGGGCTGCAGTGGTGGATGGCGTTGCAATGACTGTCAGGAACAGATTAACAGACAGCGTCTCGCAGAAGCTGAGGCCCGGATCGTGCCTGATGATGAATACGATGAGATGGATTTTTGGCACGAAGCCGAAGCCAGATGTCCATGGTGTAAAGCTGAAATATCCACCGATGAATCATACGACGCCTGCCAGGAAGAGCATCAATGCTATGAATGCGAGCGTCACTTCAAGCTGACGGCAGAGCATTCGGTGTCATGGACAACAATTCGTTCAGTCAAACAGGTCGCATAACGCGGCCTTTTAGCGGGTAACTACAGAGGGTAAGGGTATGGCAGATAAGCAGGTTCAGCTATCTGGTAAATGCGTCTTGAAGATAGACACCATCAAAGGCAGCAGCACTATTGAAATACCAAAAGTAAATCTCAGCGGCAAAAACAATGCAGACGCTTTGCTTAATGAAGTGTTCCATTTTGGAGTAATGCGTCACGGCAAAAACAAGCTCCGCGAAATGCTTGAAGAGAAGCTTGATGGTTACGGTGAAGAGTACGAAAACCATGGCCTAACCTACGACTAACCCGCTCCGGCGGGTTTTTTATTGCCTCATACCCCAGCAACTTCACAGAGGTTGCTCAGTTATGAGACGGCGGCCATCCACCGCCAACATTTTTGGCCTTCGCATATATGCGTAGGGGGGTTTTACGTTCAGCGGCGCGGCTTAAGCGCGGAGATGATTATGAGCAAACAAGATAATGGCGGGCGAGCTTTCCCGGTAGATAGCGTTGTTGAGAGAGACGAGAAAGGTCACCTCCATGGATTCGAAATTAGTTCCGGCGGCATGACGCTGCGTGACTACTTTGCGGCAAAAGCCATGGCTTCAGTATCACTAGCCCTCGAACCCAGCGAGCAGTCGCTGATTGCCAGCGCCGCATATGCTCAGGCTGACGCCATGCTCCGTGCCCGGGAGGCCTCATGACAGTCACCCACAACGGCAAGCAGAACACCGCATCTAAGTTAAACGATAACGAGTGGCGCCTGAGTTCAGTCGATAAGCCGCGCGAGACTTTCACGATGGACCGCAAGCAGATGCAACTGGCCGGGTTACTTGAGCAGGTGGAGAAGCAATCATGACCATCAATCATTACCTGTTACAGGTCGCCCAGGGTGAGCTGGCCATAGCTCAGGTTCTTGGAGACGGGAAGCTCTGGCAGCGAGCCATGGAAAAGATGCGCGTGGCTATGGGCATACCGAGATATAAGCGCGGAGGCTGCAATGGAATGGATTAAGTGCAGCGAAGAGATGCCACCACCTGAAGAAGCAGTGTTAATACTTCGCAATGGTGATGTCTATCTCGGAATTCGGCAGTGGGAATATCCCTCGCATGAGGACGCCTTCGACGCATTCTTGTACTGGGACGATTTCCACAATGACGGGCAAGGCTGGGAAGATGACGAAGTAACGCACTGGCTACCCATCCCCGACAACCCGACCGAGTAATCCCCCACCCCATTTCACATCTGGCAGCCAATCGGTGCCGGGTGACGCAAATATTCAGGAGTAACCATGAACATCACATGCGAGTGCGCAGAGATGCGCACGTCTGTAGGTCAGCGCAACACAATCAGGCTTGAGCTTGAAGATGTGGTGCTGGCTGGAACCGTCGATACCAGAGAGGTGCTTAACCAGCTTGATGGCGTTGTCATCATCCAATGGCTGGCTGATCAGGGCTACACCATCATCCAGCAGGAGCGTGCAGCATGAGTGCTATGGAGCGCTGGGATGAAGATGCTTTCGTCAGGCTGATGCGTGACGTGATCCCCGATACGCCGGATGACGATGACGAACCGGTTAACCTGGCTGCAGGACGCCAGAACCCGGTGATCAGCTGGGCAGAATTTGCGGGAGATTTCACATGAACCTGAATCTTTTAGACGAGCCATTCGCCACAGGTGATATCGAGTGGCGAATTCAGCAAGCCGGGAAGAGCGGTAACAAGATTTGGGCCAAGGTGCTGGCATACGTTACCAACCGGGCAATCATGAAGCGCCTAGATGAGGTGTGCGGTAAGGCTGGCTGGCGTAACGAATATCGCGACATCCCGAACAACGGAGGCGTTGAGTGCGGAATATCCATCAAGGTGGATGGAGAGTGGATCACCAAATGGGATGCAGCTGAAAACACTCAGGTGGAAGCGGTTAAAGGCGGGCGATCTGGAGCGATGAAACGCGCTGCTGTGCAGTGGGGGATCGGGCGTTATCTCTACAACCTGGAGGAAGGATTCGCCATTGTCTCAGCGGAGCGGGCAAATGGATTCCACTATGCCAAATCAAAAGAAGTTGGCGTGTTTTACTGGAAACCCCCTGTCCTGCCAGCCTGGGCATTGCCTGCCGGGTCGGTGCACGAGCAGAGCGAACCACAGCCCGCAGAGCATATAAACGAGCCAGAGCCACCTCAAAACGTGGATGCGGACAAGATACTCGCCGCATTCTCTTCCTACGCCAATAACGAAACGGACATCAAGAAGTTAACTGAGCAATACAGAAAGACCTGGGCGGAGCTTAGTGGCTATGCAGAGCACCAGGAAAAATGCAAAGACGTCACTGGTATCAGACGTTCAGAACTTACACAGGCGGCATAAATGGCAAGCAAAGGCATCAACAAAGTAATTCTCGTTGGCAACCTCGGGCAGGATCCTGATGTCCGCTATCTCCCGAGTGGTGGCGCAGTAGCAAACATCACCCTGGCGACTTCTGAGTCGTGGCGCGATAAGGCGACAGGCGAGCAGAAAGAACAAACCGAATGGCACCGGGTGGTGCTGTTCGGCAAGTTAGCAGAAGTAGCTGGCGAATATCTTCGTAAAGGTTCGCAGGTATATATCGAAGGCCAGTTGCGCACCCGGAAATGGACGGATCAGTCAGGCATGGAGAAGTACACCACGGAGGTGCTGGTCAACGTCGGCGGGGTCATGCAAATGCTCGGTGGACGGCACGCAGGCGCACCGGCAGGAGGAGGTAATCAGCAAGCCGGCAATCAATCCAGCGGAGGGCTCCAGCAACAGCGGTCAACGCCTGCGCAATCAAATGAACCTCCAATGGACTTCGATGACGATATCCCCTTTTAACGCCTGATTAGCCCCTTTTCCACCCTATTTCACCTCACGGAGACGGGTTAACCACACCCGCAATTCGCTATGCACCACATATCTGGCAGACGCCACTACTCGAAAGAGACGCTTGTCCGACTGCTGAGCAAGGACAGCAAAAACTTCATCGCTACTTACTGGACAGGCGTTAACCCTGGCGACGGATGCTTCAACGCCGGGATTAACTTAGTCACTCACGAATCGTTCTATGCAGGATGGGGTGGCTCTCTGGAAGAGAAAAGCGAGTACATCACTGCTTCTGAGCTGGAGATGGTGAAGGAGATGTGTGATGCGACGCCGTGGGGCCAGGAGTTCGGCGGGAAGTGCCTCGGGGGGATGGAATATCGACTTAAGCCTGAAATGAGGGTGACGCCATGAAAGCGTGGACTACCGAAGAGCTGGCGCTTTTGTGGCGCTACAACAATAACCAGGTCGCGCAGATGACCGGGCGCAGCATCAAAGAGGTTGGTGATCGTCGCCTGCAGGCAAATCTGGAGCGCAACGGGTGGGATAAGAAAGACCCATCAGCGATGAATAAGTGGGAGGCGGCATGAAGCGACTGAGCACCGAACAAGAGAATGCCTTGCACTCTCAGGCGCGGCGATGCAGTGACGAACTGAAAGCGGCGATGCAGTGACGAACTGAAAGCGGCGATGCGCACAAAGCCCAAGCCGAACTGGAATAAAGTCGTCCCGCCTATCCTCCGAAAATATCACCAAATCGTCGAGCCTCTCGGCATCAGCCTTATCAAATTTAACAGCGAAATTGGGCGCCTTAATGGGCGCTACGGAGTGGAGCAATGAGCAAAAGTATTCGAATCGAACTCGGTGAAAAGTACGTCGTAACCGGTTCAGCGCACGACCTGATTTTGAGCGAGAAGAAAATCAGCAAAGAGGGTAAGAACGCCGGTCAGGAAATTCTCTCTCGCCTGGGTTACTACAGCAAGTTTGAGCACCTTGTCCGTGAGTTGATGCATAAGGAGATTCTGGAGTCGGAGGCGCAGAGCTTGCAAGAGTTGCGTGACCACATCCAGAAGGTCAGCGAGACGCTCGCAAAGGCCGTCGGTTTATGACAGCTCAAATCACCGGGTCGCTAATGCGGTTCTCTAATCTCACGAGGAGTTACCAATGAAATTGACGCTAGATCGATTAAAAGAGCTCCTTTCCTATGACCCCCAAACAGGCATTTTCACTTGGATATCACCTCCAAAAAACTACAGGCGTCCTGTTGGCTCTGCCGCTGGATACTTAACCAGCCTTGGGTACATTCAAATTGGTATCGATTGCGGCAACTACTCCGCACACCGGCTCGCTTGGATGTATATGCATGGAGAGTTTCCTGAGATGGGCATTGACCACATAAACGGGAACCCGGCAGACAACCGAATCGAAAACCTGCGTGCGGTAACTCACCAGCAAAACATGTGGAATAGAAGGGTTCAGAAAAATAATAGCTCAGGGTATCCGGGTGTTTACTTTAACAAATCCGCTAATAAGTGGCGTGCGTGTATCAGAGTTAAAGGGAAGCGGATTCATCTGGGGTATTTTAAATCGGCAAAAGAGGCGCATGACAAATATGTTGAGGCTTCAAAAGAACATCACTCCCAATACGCAAGAACCCATTCGTGACAGGGCACAGAAAGCTGGAACCTCACCCACCAAGCCTCTTTTAGAGGCTTTTTTATTGCTGGCGTTTGCCGTCAGCCGCATCAATGAACAGTTCAGGGAGCACTGACCATGGCAGATTTTGCAGACGAAGCATCGGCCGTCGAAGAGTTGCAGCGTAATGCTGCGTTGAGTGCTCACCGGATTAACCGTGATGCGGTATCTGCGACGCACTGTAGCGATTGCGATGAAGAGTTGCCGGAGGCTCGCCGGAAAGCGTACCCGGGATGCACGATGTGCGTTGAGTGCCAGGGTGAGCAAGAGCTTCGGAATAAGCAGAGGGGGATGTGATGGATATCGAACAATTTGATTCTGATATTTACCGGCTAGATATAGTCCAAATTTTCGACAAGTATCCGCACATTGATTTTAAAGTTTTTCGCGAGCCAACTGATGTGATCAGCCTACCTAATGGCCTGGAATGGACGTGCGAATGCGGTTGCGGAGTGGTGACACCTGGTTACTGGACGGTTGGCAGCGCTTATACCGCAGACCATAACGGGAATGTTTTCTCCTGCTCACTTGAGCTTGGCCTGGCATCTCCCTGTGTAAAAAACTCAGGTGAGCATTTCGGCATATCAGTCTTCGAGGGAAGGTGCCTGATGGATTACAGCAAGCTGAGTGACTTTGAGATAAACCGGGCTGTGGCAATCGCCCAGGGATTTTCTCCTGACGATTGCGACATTGCAAAGCGCGGATCGTCATTGGTTGGCGTGGAGTGGAATGAAGATACTGGCTACGCGACGAGGTCTTTCGATTACTGCAACAACCCGGCGGACGCATGGCCGATTATTAAAAACAATGGAATTTCACTCGTCAAATATGAGCATGGCATGTGGCTTGCGTCCTCAGATGCGTACTGGGTTGACGGTGTTGAATGGCAGATTGACGGAGAAGCACATTCACGCCCGCTCCGCGCAGCAATGATTATCTTCCTCATGATGCAGGAGGGGTCAAATGCTGACGTTTAAGCACTTCATGAACCGGCCAACCTGGGCAGCCGCTGCGGGCTATCCGTTCAATTACTTCGACTGCATGTCATATACGGCAGGGATGTACGGCGGTGTTTTCGTAGCCATCCGCAATGTCTTCTATGACTTCTTCGGCACTGAACTTCGCGAATTACCACTGGTGTTAGCCGTGCTGATTCTGGCATCCGCCGGGATTGTTTTATGGCCCCTCATCTTCTGGGTGGCAGCTATTTGGATATGGATTCGCTGCCGTCACCATCGCAGTAAATATCACCTTGGCGGCGGAATGACGGAAATAGCCAGGAAGAATCTGAACGTTTGGAAAGTGCAGCTTGACCGCGACTTTCTCAAAGAATCGCACCGCGCTATGCGTGCGGCATGAGGAGAGATTATGAACTTAACGACTAAGCAGATTTACGAAATTGCCTGTTTCGCCGGGCTGATGTGTAGCTCGCCTGAGGAATCTCAGATTGATGAGGAAACAGAGATCAGCATCGACAACGGCGTGATTCATGGTGATGACGGCCAGGTTCAATATGAAGGGCTGCGAGCGTGCTGCGCTGATTACCAGGAAGAAGGCTACATCCAGCTTGAAGATTGACGCAACTGATAGCTGATTCACTGAGTCGGCTATTGGGTGCGAATGCACTGCCACGTTATCCCCCTTTCAGCCCTCCATTGCGAGGGCATTTTTATAGGTGAAATTTATGGTCTCTACCGCATGCCCGGCGCCATCAATAATGACTACAGATATGGATATTCTTTCACTTACATCAAAAAGCGGAAACTCTCATCAGCCAATTAGGGATGGAGAATGGAGGCCGCCGGTTGGTTGCGAGTGCGAGATAAAAAGAATTGCTGACTGGATGCCAGTTACTATCAAATTTATTTCTGATCATCATACCGTCTTCACCACTTTCGGCGGCACTGAGGATTGCTATCAAACATGCAGCCTCCAGTTTCGACCTATACGCTCAAAAGAAGATAGGAAGCGTGATGCCGCTTGCGATGCAATGCATAAACGGTGGCGAGAGGTTGCAGGGCAGACGCGAGAAGATGGTTCTTTGGTTGATATTTACTCTTGTATTTACGACGCAATCGTCGCCGGGGATATCCCTGGCGTTTACGTCGAATAGCTGCCTGAGGGCGGTTTCTTTTTGCCTGGAGAACGCAGTGGAACAATACAGCATCACTCTCAATCAGGCCTGCGTAATGCTGGGCATATCCAGACCAACAGCTGCGAACTGGATCCGCACCGGCAGACTGCAGGCAACCCGCAAAGACCCATCCAAACCAAAATCCCCTTACCTCACTACCCGACAGGCCTGCATTGCGGCGCTCAAGTCACCGCTGCATACTGTCCAGGTGAGCGCGGGCGATGGCATACGAGAGGAATTAATATGTCACTCTTCCGCAGAGGTGAAACCTGGTACGCCAGCTTCACATTGCCGGACGGCAAAAGATTTAAGCAGTCTCTTGGGACAAAGGACAAAAGGCAGGCCACGGAACTCCATGACAAGCTAAAGGCAGAAGCCTGGCGGGTGAGCAAGCTCGGTGAAGTGCCTGACATGACATTTGAGGATGCCTGTGTGAGGTGGCTTGAGGAGAAGGCGCACAAGAAGTCGCTGGATGATGATAAGAGCCGGATCGGATTCTGGCTCCAGCACTTCGCAGGCATGCAGCTGAAGGACATCACTGAATCGCGGATCTACGCCGCCATACAGAAGATGACTAACCGGAGGCATGAGGAAAACTGGAAGCTGATGAGCGCGGCGCAGACGAAGAAAGGGAAGGAAGCACCTGATTACGTACCTCGCCCGGCATCGGTGGCGACAAAGGCCACGCACCTTTCGTTTATCAAGGCGCTTCTCCGCGCGGCAGAGCGTGAATGGAAGATGCTGGATAAGGCACCGATCGTAAAGGTTCCCCAACCGAAGAATAAGCGTATCCGGTGGCTGGAGCCGCACGAGGCCAAAAGGCTGATTGATGAATGCCCGGAGCCGTTAAAGTCTGTTGTCGAGTTTGCGCTGGCTACAGGACTTCGTCGGTCGAACATCATCAATCTGGAGTGGCAGCAGGTTGACATGCAGCGCCGGGTGGCGTGGATACACCCGGAGCAGAGCAAATCGAATCAGGCCATTGGCGTGGCACTGAATGATACTGCATGTCGCGTGCTGAAAAGACAAATAGGAAGTCACCACAAATGGGTGTTCGTCTATAAGGAGAGCTGCACTAAGCCGGACGGAACGAAAGCGCCAGCAGTGAGGAAAATGCGGTATGACGCCAACACTGCCTGGCGGGCAGCATTAAAACGAGCAGGCATCGAGGATTTCAGGTTTCACGATCTGAGACACACCTGGGCAAGCTGGTTAGTTCAGGCCGGGGTTCCGATATCGGTGCTGCAGGAAATGGGTGGGTGGGAGTCTATCGAAATGGTACGCCGGTATGCACACCTGGCACCAAATCACCTGACCGAACATGCCAAGCAAATCGACTCGATTTTTGGCGATTGTGTCCCAAATCTGTCCCACATGGAAAGCAAGGAGGGTACGAATAACACGTAA